TGCCAGTCAAAACGTTACAGTCAGTGTTTGAAAGTTTAGGTCAGTCTGTCAAAGGTATTCCGGGTGCTACGGATGATTTCATAGAAAAACTCATAGAGTTTGGATATGACGTTAAAAAAGACCCTCAAGGTGTTTTAGATGGATTTGTAAACGCATTGAGCACAGCATCTAACACCTATGAGGTAATTAATCCTGAAACGGGAGAACTTGAGAGCGTGAACATTGCTCCTTTGTCCGATGCGGAGAAAGAAGAGCTTTTGATGAATTTGCCTGTTTCCATTGCAGACAATACAAGAGAAAGCGTTGAGTTTACTTTTTTCTCTGACAATCTCCAAGCAGACAAAATAGGAAATGCTCTTATTGGTATTGGTGACAATATCTATGACACGCTTAGTGACGAACAAAAAGAAAGAATTGAAAAAGCGACTGTTACTGGAGATTTTAAAGATTTAGTAAACTTTATCACTGGTCAGTCATCTGCCATGACGGCGGACGGAAGCACAGTAGCTGAAAAATTTGGGGAAGATCCGGCTGCGTTAACTGCGTCTTTATTAGGACAAGCAGGCGATTTGGCGGTAGATTTAGTTATCTATCGTCTTTTTGGCAAAGTAGCAGCGGGTGTTACAGGTTTTGGTGAAGGATATGAGGCTAGTTCTGCTCAGATACGAGAAGAGATAATAGATTCATACGTAAACGGAGAACTAAGAGACTCAGCGGAATTTAAATCACTTCAGTCGCAATATGGAAGTGACGCTGCTGCCCTCGAAGCTTTAATGGACAAAGGTGACAAGTATGCAGCTATGGCGGGTGGCACAGAGGCGGTTCAGGATCTCTTGTTAGGTAAGATCACTTTTGATTTTGGTAAAGGAATTGGTAAAGTTATTGGTGCTCCTGTAGTAGGTGGTCTAACGGAGTCAATCACCGAGGGTACTCAAGAAGCGATCACCAACTTTGGCAGTAAGAATCTTGCGGATAACAAGATTGATGTTGGTAAAGATGTCATGACTGTTATGGCTCAAGCCTTGTTTCCTGGTATGGGAGCAGGGAGCTTTGGGGCTGCATCCACTAGAACGTTTACCAAGGACGATCTTCAGGAAATTATTGACGCTGCGGGTGCAAGTGAGTCCACGGTTCTTTCTACTTTTGTGAATAAGGTTCTCGATGGTGAGATTATAAATGTTACTAACGACGGTAGCGGAAACCTGATGATGAGCACACAAAAGGGTGAGGTTATTATTGGTGAAACGGATTACACCAAAGCAAGTTCAGATGAAGTAAAGGTAACGACGCCTTTTGGTGATGTTGTTACGGTAAAACAAACAGATGATGGCAACTTCATCTTTACCAACGAAACAAACGGACAAACAAAGTTTTCGAATATTTTCAACGCCCAAGCTATGACAGACTTTATAAACGAAACGAATCCGGCGGGTTTTGGTGGAGAAGGTACTACTGTTAGTGATCAGGATATCATTGAGGGTAGTTCAGGTGCTGAATTAAATAACAAATTTACAACCAGTGACGGAATAGTCGTAGACGAAAACTTTGATAAGAACCAAAAACTCAGTGATTTTGGACAAGTTGGCGGTGGAATAGGTTCTCTTAACACAGGAAACAATCTCACCAATGCTAATAACACCAGTATCTCAACTGCAAACGACGGATCTACAGTTATCTCCACGTTGAACAACGATGGAAGTACCACTGTGAGTGTTGTGAACAATGACACAAACACAACGGACACGGTCACAGTTGATAACAATACAAACACGGAAGTCACGGTGGGCGGTGTAAATGTAGCTGTGAACACGACTACCACGGGTGGTTCAAACGTAAATGTTACAGGAACCACGACTACAGATACGACTACAGATACTACCACAACGATCACTACGCCCACGATTGATGTACCAATAGAAGAAGACACAACGACATTTGATCCAATTGATACTGTATTTGTTCCTGAAACATCGTTTACACCCAATGGCGGTGGTGGCGGTGGAGAAACAACCACAGACGACAAAATTGGAGAGCAAGATCCAGGGTACACGTCTGGAATAGCGGGATTATCTGGAGCGAGACCAACGGTTGCTCCATATTATCAACCGCAACAGGTAGGAGATTATTCTTTCTACACACCACAACCAGGGATTACGCAAGTTGTGCCTGCGGGACCCGTGTTTCAAGAAACTCCTCAATCGTACCTTGCACCTACGGCAACGCCTCAATATGGCTATGGGTATATCGCACCGAATGCAGACCTTGAGTATTTGAAAGAACTGGCAAGGATTCAAGGCACTGGGGCAGAGAAACTACCATCAGAAGCTCTAATTAATAACGAATGAACCTACAAGCGTTACCAGAAGAAGCTCTAAAAGAGATACTGGCCCTCACAGAGGCTAAGAAAAAACTAGATTTGCGTGAGAAAGCGCAAGAAAAGTTCATGCCTTTTGCCCATCATGTGTATGAAAACTTCATTGAGGGCAGACATCACAGGATTATTGCAGAAAAACTGGAACAAGTGGCGCAAGGAAAGCTCAAGCGGTTAATTATCAACATGCCACCGCGTCATTCCAAGTCTGAGTTTGCTAGTTTCTTGATGCCTGCATGGTTTTTGGGGCGCAATCCGAAGCTCAAAATCATTCAAGCCACGCACAATACGGAACTTGCGGTGCGTTTTGGTAGAAAAGTGCGGGATTTGATTGACGATCCCGCTTACAAAGAGATTTTTCCTGACACAAACCTTAAAGAAGACAACAAAGGTGCGGGAAAATGGCAAACAGACAAGGGCGGTGAGTACTTTGCAGCGGGTGTTGGGGCTGCGGTAACTGGTCGTGGTGCGGATTTGTTCGTTATTGACGACCCACACTCGGAACAAGACGCCATGAGCGAGAGCGCATTTGACAATGCGTATGAATGGTACACCTCTGGGCCTCGACAGAGGCTTCAACCGGGTGGTGCAATTATAATTGTTATGACTCGATGGGGTAAAAAAGACTTGACAGGCCGTTTGATGGCGGCACAGGGCAGTGATGTCATGGCAGATCAGTGGGAAGTGGTAGAATTTCCGGCGATTTTGCCGTCTGACGCCCCATTGTGGCCTGAATTTTGGGAAAAAGACGCATTATTGTCGATCAAAGCGTCTCTTCCAGTAGGAAAATGGAATGCACAGTGGCAACAGACGCCAACTACGTCCGAATCGGCCATAGTTAAGAGAGAATGGTGGCAACCATGGGAAAAAGAAGAGATTCCGCCGGTAAAATACATACTTCAGTCGTATGATACGGCGTTTTCCAAGAAAGAATCAGCCGATTACAGTGCGATTACAACGTGGGGGATCTTTGAGCCAGAGGAAGGTGGGCCAGATAACATCGTTTTACTGGATGCGCAGCGTGGAAGGTGGAATTTTCCAGAGTTAAAAGAGACTGCATACCAAGAATATGAGTATTGGGAACCTGATATGGTGCTTATTGAGGCCAAAGCGACGGGTACTCCGTTGATAGATGAACTGCGTCTCAGGGGTATTCCGGCACTTGGTTTTTCCCCAGGAAAGGGAAAAGATAAGGTAACTCGTATGCACATGGTTGCGCCATTGTTCGAAGCAGGTGTAGTATGGGCACCAGTAGACAAGAAGTTTTCGGATGAAGTAATTGAAGAAGTAGTGTCATTTCCTAATGGCGATCATGATGACTTTTGTGATAGCATGACACTAGCACTAATGAGATTTCGCCAAGGAGGGTTTATATCTTTACTTGGTGAAGAAGAAGAAATGGAAGATTATCGTCCTAGACGGGAGTATTATTAATGGCACTACCACCACTCGTAGACTCAGGAATTAGACCCGAAGATATGATGGCTGATGAAACGTCAGTTGATGTATCTGTACCACAGCCCCAAAGTTTTGAGGGTGGTGCGGAGATAATAGACGATGGTCAAGGCGGGGCAATCATTCAAGCTCTTTCAGAACAGATGATGACAGAGGTTTCTATTGAACCAGAACACGATGCGAACTTAGCAGAGTTTTTAGACGAGGCGTATCTTGGAGAGATCTCTTCCGATCTGAGAGCATCTTACGAAGAAGACTTGGAGTCTCGTTCTGAGTGGGAAGACACTTACACAAAAGGTTTGGATCAGCTTGGTGTTAAGCATGAGGAGAGATCTCAACCGTTTGAAGGTGCCTCTGGAGTTACGCATCCGTTGATTTCTGAAAGTGTTACACAGTTTCAAGCACAAGCATACAAAGAGTTATTGCCTGCGGGAGGCCCAGTTCAAACACAAGTTCTGGGTCTTCAGGATGCAGAACGTGAGGAACAAGCCTCTCGAGTTAAAGATTTCATGAACTACCAGATTACAGAAGTGATGGAGGAGTTTGATCCTGACATGGATCAATTACTGTTCTATCTTCCTTTGTCTGGATCAACCTTTAAGAAAGTATATTTTGATGAAGCTAAACAACGTCCAGTATCTAAATTTGTCCCCGCACAGGACTTGGTCGTACCATATGCGGCTTCTGACCTACAAACTGCGTCGAGAGTCACACACGTACTACGAATGGATGCTAACCAGATCCGAAAAATGCAGATCGCAGGTTTTTATAGAGATGTAGAACTAAACAAGCACGATGAAGAAGAAAACGAAGTTCGTCAAAAGATAGACGAAATACAAGGCACATCTCGTGGATACACGGATGATGTGTTTACTATATTGGAAATGCACGTTGACTTAGACCTAGAGGGGTTTGAGGATATGTCGCCTGATGGAGAACCCACAGGGATTGCCTTACCGTATGTTGTAGCCATAGACGAGGGATCGGGACAGGTTCTTTCAGTTCGCCGTAATTTTGAAGAGGGCACAGAACTTGCTAAAAAGATGCAGTACTTTGTGCACTATAAGTTCATGCCAGGATTGGGATTCTATGGCTTTGGACTCATTCACATGATTGGTGGTCTTGGTCGTGCGGCAACGAGTATCCTTCGACAGTTGATTGATGCGGGTACACTTGCCAACCTCCCGGCAGGATTCAAGGCTAGGGGTGTAAGGGTTCGCAACGACGACGAGCCGTTACAACCGGGTGAGTGGCGGGACATAGATGCACCGGGCGGCAATATCAGGGATGCGATTATACCGCTACCCTACAAAGAACCCTCTGGAACCCTCGCACAGCTTCTAGGATCGCTTGTAGAGGGCGGTAGACGCTTTGTTTCACTTGCTGACCAACAAACCTCTAACATGAATCAGGAGGCTCCTGTGGGCACCACAGTGGCTCTCCTAGAGCGTGGCATGAAGGTTATGTCTGCAATTCACAAGAGATTGCACTACGCTCAGAAGAACGAGTTTCGTATATTAGCTAGAATTTTTAGAGATAACTTACCTCAAGAGTATCCATATGACGTATCTGGTGGAGATCGTAGGATTATGGCCTCAGACTTTGATGGTCGTGTGGATGTTGTCCCAGTAAGTGATCCTAACATCTTCTCGATGGCACAACGTGTAACGTC